ATTAGTTGACGATATATATGGACAGCTTTCAGCCTTATCAGAAGGCCGTGAATTTAATTTATCAGAAGAAGATCTAGACTTTACTCTAGCCCGTATGAAAGATTCTATCTTAGCTTGGGCTAGACCTTCCAAAAAAAACTCAGGGTTTACCCTGCGTATGTCTAATGTAGGACGCCCTGCTAGACAGCTATGGTATCAGCAGAATATGCCTGCTGAACTTTCAGAGCCAATGCCCGCCACGCAAATCAAGTTCTTGTACGGACATATCCTAGAAGAAATTCTTCTTATGCTTGTCAGGGCCGCAGGCCATAAAGTTACTGACGAGCAGAAGGAAGTCGATGTTCGTGGCGTCAAAGGACACATTGATTGTAAGATAGACGGTGAGGTAGTAGATGTTAAGACTGCTTCTAAATTCTCATTTAATAAGTTTTATCAGGGGCGTTTACCTGAAGATGATCCCTTTGGCTATATGTCTCAGCTTGCTGGCTATGAGGAGGCTGAGAAGTCTTCTGAGGGTGGCTTTCTTGTAATCAATAAAGAGAGCGGTGAGTTGTGTTTGTATCGCCCAGAGGAGCTTGACAAGCCTAGTATCAACTCTCAGATACAGGGTATAAAGAAAGCCTTAAAGCTGGCGACCCCTCCCCCTCGTTGCTATGAGTCAGTACCTGATGGAAAGAAAGGCAATATGAAGTTGAACCGCAACTGTAATTACTGTGCCTATAAGTTTGAATGCTATAAAGACTCTAACAGCGGGGAAGGATTAAGAACATTTAAGTATGCCAATGGGCCTGCTTACTTTACTCATGTTGAGATTGCCCCTCGTGTAGAGGAAATAACATGAACCAAAAAACCATGAAAAAAATAAACCGTCAGGTGGAAGTTATTTCTGTTCAATGGTTACATAGTATTATGCCTGAAGAAGAAGCAGATAAAATCAACTCAAAAAATTATAAGCAATATCTTAATCAGACTTCACACTACTTTAATAATAAACAATTCCTTGCTTCTTCTTTTACTGAAAAGTGGACAAGAAATAAACTCAAAAATTTATATAATAAAAATCCCTTTCGCCCCATTGACAGCTATACTGTTGATGATTTAAAATGATGGGGCTGACAGTAGAGGCGTTAATTTTTTTCTGCGCCAAACAACTGGCAGACGAAGAAACAATAGACGAAGATCTCTTGTTTGAGCTATATGCTATATTAAAAATTTACTTTGAAGGGACACCTACAATACATTGAAACCAAAAATAAAAAAAAGTTATAGGAAAGCTCGTGTGAAACGGCCTGTCGATAAAGCACCTGTTCGTGGCTATGATTCTAATTGGGAGTATGAGCTACACTCAGGCATATTAAACGATTGGAAAATACACACGGAGCAAACAGCCTATATTGTTGAGCATACTTATCATCCAGATTTCATTCGTGAAATAGATGGCAAGAAAATATATCTTGAAGCAAAGGGGCGCTTCTGGGATCATCAAGAATATAATAAATATGTATGGATTGCTAAAGCTCTTCCAGAAGATATTGAGTTAGTATTTTTATTTGCAGATCCTAATGCTCCCATGCCTCAAGCCAAACGCAGGAAGGATGGTACAAGACGAAACCATTCTGAGTGGGCATCTTCAAAAGGATTCCGTTGGTACTCTGAAGATAGTATCCCGGCTTCTTGGATTGATGCCTCAAAGAGGGAGAGTCTTGGTGATAATAAATGATCGGAAGCGTGAACGCTTAGAGAAGTTTAGTCGCCACAAAAGAAAAAAGAGCGAAGATAAAAACGAAGCAAAACTAAAGCCCATAAAGAAAAGAAACAAATACAAATTAAATATTAATGACTTACATGATGTGCAAAAACTACAATGAAATCACCCTGTACAAAAGTATGTACACTTAGAGATGGAGTGTGCATTGGATGTGGCAGAAATCTAAACGAAATAGCAAACTGGTCAAAATATACCACTGAAGAAAGGAGTAATATACTTGGACGCCTATCAAGAATACATACACAAAAGCCGTTACGCTCGTTACCTACCAAGTGAAGAGCGTCGAGAAACATGGAAAGAAACAGTAACTCGTTACATAACATATTGGGGTGACAAGCTTAATGATGATGAGCGTGTAGAATTATTTCAAGCTATTCACGCTCTTGAAGTCATGCCATCTATGAGAGCTTTGATGACCGCTGGTGAAGCTTTAGATCGTGATCATATGGCAGGGTTTAATTGTAGTTATATTGCTATTGATAGCCCCCGTTGCTTTGATGAAATGATGTATGTACTTATGTGTGGTACGGGTGTTGGTTACAGTGTAGAAGAACAATATGTTTCTAAACTTCCAGAAATTGCAGAGGATTTTCATGCCACAGATACAGTCATACACGTACCGGATTCAAAAGTTGGATGGGCGAAATCGTTTAGGGAGTTGGTATCTTTGTTATATTCAGGTCAAGTACCAGAATGGGATACATCTAGAGTTCGACCTGCGGGTGCCTCGCTTAAAACTTTTGGAGGTAGAGCGAGTGGCCCAGAACCTCTTATCGACCTCTTCAAATTTACAGTTAGATTATTTAGAGGCGCGGCTGGACGAAAGCTTACACCCCTTGAATGCCACGATCTTTGCTGTAAGATCGCTCAAATCGTTGTCGTTGGAGGAGTTAGACGATCAGCCTTAATTAGTTTATCAGATCTTTCTGATGATGCCCTACGAAAAGCTAAACACGGGGAGTGGTTTAATACTGAGGCACAGCGTGGCCTTGCAAATAACAGCGCCTGTTATAATAGCAAGCCTAAGTTTGAATTATTTTTAGATGAATGGAGGAGTCTTTATGAATCAAAAAGTGGAGAACGAGGAATCTTCAATAGGGCCGCAAGTCAAAAACAAGCTTCAAGAAATGGTAGAAGAGATAGTGAAAGAGATTTCGGCACGAATCCCTGTTCCGAAATTATATTACGAAAATCCCAGACTTGCAACCTTTCAGAAATTGTCGTCAGACCGGAAGATACGGCTAAATCTCTTAGGAGAAAAGTACGTATTGCAACTATCTTGGGTACTCTCCAAGCTACCCTCACGGACTTCCGCTACCTCAGAGGAATCTGGAAAACCAACACCGAAGAAGAAGCGCTCTTAGGAGTTAGCCTTACAGGTATTTTAGATAATCCACTACTTACCCTTGATAACGAAAATCTTGATACACTCCTAGAAGACTTACGTGACCTCTCTATTAAAACAAATAAAGAGTGGGCAGAACGCTTAGGTATTTCTCAAAGCACAGCTATTACCTGTGTTAAGCCTAGCGGTACGGTTTCACAGCTAGTAGATTCTGCATCAGGAATACATGGACGCTATGCTCCCTATTATATTCGCCGTGTTAGAGCAGACATGCGTGACCCCCTGTGTGCTGTCTTAGAAGACGCTGGAGTACCTTGTGAGAAAGATAGTTTTTCACCCAGTACTAAGGTATTTTCTTTCCCCAAGAAGGCTCCAGAGGGCGCTGTGTTTGCCTCAGAGCAGTCTGGTATGGAACAACTAAAACTGTGGGCCAAGTATCAAAAGCACTGGTGTGAGCATAAGCCAAGCATCACCGTATACTATCGGGATTCTGAGTTTCTTGAGATTGGTAATTGGGTATATAATAACTTTGATGATATATCAGGTATTTCTTTTCTACCCTATGACGAACATAGTTATGCTCAAGCGCCTTACGAACAGATAACAGAAGAGCAGTACAAAGAAATGGTTAAGGATTTTCCAACGGAATTTGATTGGAATCTTAACGAGGCTGATGACTTTACTGAAGGAGCGCAAACACTAGCCTGTGTTGGTGGCGCTTGCGAACTCTGATGAATGAAGGAACTATTATTGGTGTCCGTATCCTGATAGATTCAGAAGGACTTTTTGTCACCGAAACAACTGAGTTACCTGACGAAGATATTAAAAAAGTATTTCGTGAAAAGGAAACACAGCTATTAGTTCGTGCGGCAATAAAGTCCTTTAAAGAACAGGCCGGTGATATGCACTCTAAGATTGAAGCAGACATAGACGCTATCAATAGAATAGCCTAATGCTCAAGTATGTTTTACTTTTGGTTTTGTTTGTATCTCAGCCTCTTACAGGCGCTGACATATTAATAAAATCTGGCTGTTCTAAAGATTATCTGGGGGTAAAGTGGTTTATCTACGAAGACGCTGACGGCAATAGATATACCACCAAAGATGTTAGATCTTGGGAGTGTGGCTTTAATCGTTATTTAAATCTGTCAATGGAGAAAGATTCTGGAGACAGGTTTAATCCTGCTATAGTCACTGTAGATTATAAAGATATGTTAGGCCGTAATGAGCCTTGGGGGATGGTTCATCACTCAACAACTATTGGTACAGCAGTTCGTGTTGGCAGAGATACTGTAGAAATCTATGGAGATGGCTCTATAGGCGAGGGTATCTTTACATTAGGTAGGACTGCAATCCAATTTCGTATAGAAGAAGAACCACGTTGCCCTAAAAACGGCCTCTTAGATTGTATGGGCTACATGTTTCTAGGGCCAAGTGATGGTTTTATCTACTATGGCGAAGACGATAATACCCTAGTGACTTGGGAGTTAGGGGTACTGGTGTATGCCCCTCCTAACTATTTCCCCAATGGTGCACAAATGTATGAATACCCAGAGGCTTGGGACAAATGGCAGAGAAGAGTAGATGAATACAATAAAGTCTATGAAAAATCTGGCGTCCATATAAGATACGAACTAACAGAAGTTTGGCTCGCTAATTACGGAGGCTTACGTGATGTAGAAAAGAAAGCAAATCAGCTTCCTGTAGATGTTGTGCTGGCCCATGGTGTATCTTATGCTGGCACCTGCGGTGTTGCCTATCCAAATATAAGATTTATTTCTGGTAGGCCACCCTCTTCTATGTCTCGCTGTGATATATACACAGACCTACACGAAATAGGACACTCAGTAGGGCTTGCACACGGCCCAGAAAATCAATCCAACGAAGCAGTAGGCTATATTTTTCCTGAGTTTGGACACGGCTGGAATGATATATGTGGGAGCTACGATGATCTTATGTCTTATGGGTACGAAGGATATTATCACACTAACTCTAATTTAGAATGTACTGATATATTTCCTTTAAGCGGCTTAACGCCATCAGGTTATAGAGATATTTCAGACACCGCCTACTCACTTAACAGAGTTAGGTATGATGTGTCTTTAATAAACGAGGAGGGCTTTCAAGAGGATGAAGTTTTAAAGCCTGTAAAAGTACAGGCCCGTAGAATTAGAGGGGTTATAATAGATTAACAGGGCTTGCTAGTATCCATAGCGCCTTGAATTAGGCCACCGTTACTAGCTCTATGTCGAGCAGTTTTCTCTGCAATATTTTTAGGTTGCCTTGAAAATTGCTTGCCCTTTTTTTTGTCTTCTCTTTTCTTTGCGGATGTAGCGGCATACTCTGCCGACGACAGAGACTCTCTAGCACTCTTAGGCAGATAACGCTCACCAGTAGCCTTTGGGCCTTGGGTAGAGGGCTTACCAGACTTAGTTCCCCAATCCTCTTTTGTCCAATCAGCTAAAGACTTTTGAGATTTTTTAAGTGCCATTAGGTATAGCCTCCACCTCTAGCCTTGTATTGTTTAGCAAGCATTTGAGCCTTACGCCCAGACCATTGACCGGGATCACCCCCTTTACCACTCGCTTTAATCTCGTTAAAAAGATTTTTTCGCATAGTGGGCTTAGTATAGTTACCCGCTTTATTAACTGTACTACCTTCTCTATACGCTTGGCGCTCTAAATCAAATATACTTTTCATGTTTACTCCATGTCCGATATAGATTTATATGAAACTCTGCCACCTTTAGAATATTGAGCTTTTCCTTTATCAGCCTGCGCTAAAGAATGTTTACGCTCCAGTTGATTTATACTCCTGCCTTTACTTTTACCTCCTCCTCCTCCTCCTCTTTGCGATCCTCTAGAAAGTGATGGAGTTTCTGGTGATGTAGGTATAGAGCGATTAAAACCAGAGCGATTTAACGAGCCTATAAATTGACCTGTAGGACTCAACTGTGTCATTACTTTAAAAACTTTACCCATATTACTTCTCATACCCATAATTCAATCTCCCGGTGGAAATGCTAATAGTTTTTCGTTTGAAATTACCCAAGCCTTTGGTATTGCTATCTCTGCATCACCTTGTATAGCTTTACCATCTTCAATTAACATATGAGGACATATAATTATAAGGTCGTCGTCCTCGTGAATTATCATTCCACAAGAAACTGCAACAGCCGCTGTAATTTGTTTAAGTTCGCTGATGTCTCTCCACCCTACGTTAGAGCCTCCAGAAGCATCGTGCCATACAATTTTACTGATCGTTATCATTTAAATAAAGCAAAGGAAAACTATCAGAGCTATCA